ACAAAAGCAGGTATAGCGGCTTCAAAGAAAGCTTCAGCTAAGAAATCACCTATGAAAAAGAGTGGTAAAGGAAAGAAGTAAATGGCTGGCTTTGATGGATTAGGTGGTAGCAGATCACAAGGTGGGTTTGGTGGCAGAGGCCGCGACTATGATAGTGGCGGCAGTAACAATAACGATGACTACGGCATGTACACCCCGCCTACACCTGCCGAGGAAGTGCAAGCACGCATAACCAGACGCCAGAACAAGCTTGCTGAGTCAACCACGCTAGAAAAATCCTTACGTCCTTTAAGCTATGTCTCAACGCTTGGCATGGTAATGGGCAACTTCTTTGCAGACTTTATCGTACGCGATCTAAAAGCTGGCGGTACGCCTGTGCGTGATGCGGCTGGTAATGTTGTTGGCTCAAGACGNAATGGCATTCTTACAGGGCGTGATCCTGTTNGTGACTTTAACAGAGACAGCCAAGCCAACAGTGAACGTGATGATGAAACAGCACCAGAAGTTTTAGAACGCATTAAAGAAAAAGAAGAAGAAACAGAGATGGTAGTCGATACATCTTCTGGCTCTAGGCGTGCTTCATTAATCCCACTTCGTAGAAAGTCTGCTTCAGCTAGTAGCGGCTCTGGTCGCCGCTCTATGTTAGGAGGTTAGCATGGCAGTTAATGCGGCTGGTAATTACACAAAACCTACAATGAGAAAGCGCCTGTTTAACAGGATCAAGGCTGGCACTAAAGGCGGTAAGGCAGGTCAATGGTCTGCGCGTAAAGCACAACTGCTTGCTCTTACCTATAAGAAAAATGGTGGTGGGTATCGTGGCTAAAGCTAAATCACAACGCTCACTTGTTAATTGGACTAAACAAGACTGGACAACCAAAAGCGGTAAGCCTTCAACACAAGGTTCTAAAGCAACAGGTGAGAGATACTTGCCGCGCAAAGCAATCAAAGCAATGTCATCATCACAGTACAAAGCTACTAGCGCAAAGAAGCGCAAGGACACCAAGGCTGGCAAGCAACACTCAAAGCAACCTGCTTCTGCCGCCAAGACTGCAAAGCGTTACAGATGAGTTTTATGCACACCCTAAAGGTTGAGGAGCGTGAACTACTTCGCAAGATCGTGAAGAAGGTTCACTTCAAGCATTACCCAAAAGAATTTTGTACTGACTATGAAGCAGATAAAATGATTGCGGCTGTTGCCCCTGAGACTGTTGCCAGTCTTATCAAGGTAGGTAAGGACTACAAAGTAAATGAACTTTAAGTACAAGCCTGATGGTGAAGTCCTTAAATCTTTTATGAAGGACGATACATTCTTTCGCGGCATACGAGGTGCGGTTGGTTCTGGTAAGTCTGTGGCCTGTTGTGTTGAGGTGTTTCGCCGCGCACTTGGGCAGAAACAAAACCCTGATGGCATCCGTAGAAGCAGATGGGCAATCATCCGTAATACAAATCCACAGCTTAGAACTACCACGATCAAGACATGGCTTGATTGGTTTCCTGAGAATGACTGGGGAAAGTTCCTATGGTCAGTACCATACACACACCACATTAAAAAAGGTGATCTTGATTTAGAAGTTATTTTCCTAGCCCTTGACCGACCCGAGGATGTCAAGAAGCTGTTGTCCCTTGAGCTTACTGGCATCTGGATCAATGAGGCTAGGGAGATACCCAAATCAATTATTGATGCGTGTACTATGCGTGTTGGTCGCTTCCCCTCTATGCGTGAGGGCGGTGCATCATGGACTGGTGTGATTGCTGATACCAATGCACCAGAGGAAGATCACTGGTGGCCTATCATGTCTGGTGAAGTTCCTATCCCTGACCACATCAACAAAGACGAAGCCAAGATGATGGTTAAGCCTACCAACTGGAACTTCTACACACAGCCAGCAGGTATGATCGAGGTTAAGGATAAGGATGGTGATGTATCTGAATACAAGCCCAACCCTGATGCCGAGAACAGCAAACACATGATGGCAAGCTACTATCCTAATCTAATCCAAGGTAAGGGTAAAAGCTGGATTGATGTTTATGTAATGAACCGTCTTGGCTCAATCCAAGATGGTAAGCCAGTCTATAATATGTTTGCGCATGAACAGCATGTGGCTAGGGAAGAAGTGCCTGTAGCTGATGGTATGCCTGTCTATGTTGGCTTGGACTTTGGGCTAACACCAGCCGCCGTGTTCGGTCAGAAGGTGCGTGGTCGCTGGCTTATCTTACAAGAGATAGTTGCTTTTGATATGGGCATTGTGCGCTTTGCTGAACTACTGCGCCAAGAGATTGCAGTGCGGTATGCTAACTGTGAGATCAATATCTTTGGTGATCCGTCTGGTGACTTTCGCGCACAGACTGATGAGTCAACGCCCTTCCAAGTGTTGCGTGGTGCTGGTCTTAAAGCACGCCCTGCTCCAAGTAATGATGTTGCTCTGCGCTTGGAAAGCGTTAGCTCTACCCTCACCCGCATGACTGAAGGTCTGTCTGGGTTCTTGATTGATCCTAGATGCAAAGAACTAATCAAAGGCTTTGAGGGTGGCTATCAGTATAGACGCATACAGGTATCAGGTGAGCGTTATGATGATCGCCCTGATAAGAACCGCTTTTCTCACATCCATGATGCTTTGCAATATCTAATGCTTGGTGCTGGTGAAGGTAGGCAAGTGCTGGGGCATGGGGCTAATGCCAAGCCGTTCCAAGCCAAGAGAGACTTTGATGTATTCACCAGAGAGCCAAAGCAACGTAGGGCTGGCCTATGGGCGAGAATGTAATTTGTGCGTTGCCCTGCACTAATGCACGTTATAAGAGGTAATTATGTGTGTATTCAAACAACCCAAAATGCCAGCGCCTGATCCTTCTATTGAAGCAGAACGCAAAGAACGCATGGCTCAAGAGACAGCCGACAAAGCATCACGGCGCGATACAGTTCTGGAAGAAACAGTTCGCAAGAAGAAAAAAGGTACAGGCGCAAGATCACTGCTAACAAGTTCAAGCGGTGGCATTGGCTACTACAATAGGGATGCCTAATGCACGATCAGATTGCAAAAATGTATCTGGCACGCTATGGCAAAGCCCTAGCTCATCGCCAGTTATTCGAATCTTTATTTGATGAATGTTACGAGTATGCCCTTCCCCAGCGTGAAGGCTTTACCAAGCTGTCTGCTGGACAAAGGCGTGATGATAAAATCTTTGATGAGACTGCCGTTGTTGGCGTGCAAGAGTTTGCATCAAGGTTACAGAATGGCATCTGCCCTAACTTCTCAAGATGGGCTGACTTCCTATCTGGTAGCGAGGTAGATAAAAGCCAACGTGAGGAGATCGACAATCAGCTAGACGAGGTTACTGAATACGTCTTTGAGGTTTTGCAACAGTCCAACTTTGGACAAGAGGCGCATGAAAGTTTCCTTGATCTGGCTGTAGGTACTGGTTGTCTTCTTGTTGAAGAAGGTGATGCAATAAATCCTGTAAGGTTTAATGCTGTGCCGTTGCCGCAGATTGTTCTTGAGAATGGTGCTGATGATCGCATTGACCATGTGTATCGTGAGCGTGAGCTTAGATGCAAAGACATACCGATTGCTTATCCTAAGGCTATACTAAGCCCTACCATGATGGAGAAGATGCAACGCTCTCCTGACAATAAGATCAAGATACTTGAGGTTGTGTGCCGCTTATATGACAAGCCCAATGTAGAGCGTAATGGCTTTTACGTTATTGAGAAAGAAAGCCAAGAGTTAATCTTTCAGGATATATATACAGGTGTTGGCTCAAATCCTTTTATTCCATTCCGCTGGTCTAAGGCCGCAGGGGAAGTATATGGACGAGGGCCACTCGTTAATTCCCTTAGTGCAATCAAGACCACCAATCTTACAATCGAACTTATTCTTGAAAATGCGCAGATGGCTATCTCTGGCATATACCAGATGGATGATGATGGTGTTATTAACACTGATAGCATCAATCTAGTGCCCGGAACGATCATTCCAAAATCCCCTAATTCCAATGGGTTACAGCCTATTCGTGCCGCAGGTTCGTTTGATGTAGCCAATCTTATCCTTAGTGACATGCGTAATAACATCAAGCGTGCGCTATACAATGATATGCTTGGTGATCCTAATAGAACACCAGCTACGGCTACTGAGGTTGCCGAGCGTATGGCTGATCTATCAAGGCGCATTGGGTCTGCTTTTGGTAGATTGCAAGCTGAGTTTATCCAGCCTGTATTACAACGCGTAGTTTATATTCTTAAGAAGCAAGGCCGTATTGACATCCCCACGCTTAATGGGCGTGAGGTAAAGGTACGTTCTGTTTCTCCACTTGCACAAGCTCAAGCCAATCAGGACATCGCATCTGTCGATCGTTTCTTGGAAATGGTTGGCGGTAGGTTTGGTGCTGAAATGGTAAATCTTCTTGTTTCGTCTGAGGAGGCGGCGGCGTTTCTTGCTAAGAAGTTTGGTGTACCAGACACGTTAATTCGTGACGCGGCTGAACGCGAACAACTAGCAGAAGCAATGGCGCAACAAGCGCAGATGCAACAGCAAGGTATGCCGCCACCAGAGGGCTAACATGCCAAGCATTAGAATAGATGGGTTTGTTCGTAATGAAGCTGAAGATAACAGAGTTTCATTAGACATTGCTGCTTTGTTTAAAACTCCCCACGGACAATCTGTCCTTAAATATTTACGCTCTATCACCATTGAATCGGTCACTGGTGCTGGCGTATCCGATGCTGAACTTCGACACTTAGAAGGACAGCGCTATCTTGTCGGTCTTATTGAGCGACGTATCAAACATGCAGAGAAGGTTAAGACTGATGGATGAAGCAGATAATGTAGAGGTAGCCGAGGTTACTGAAGCACCTGTAGAAGCCCGACCAGAATGGTTGCCTGAGAAATTTAACACAGCAGAAGATTTGGTTAGCTCCTACTCAAACCTAGAAAGCAAACTAGGTAAGGGTGAAGAAGAACTGCGGGAGTCAATAACCAAAGAGATGAACGATCAGATGCTTGCTGATCGCCCAGCCTACAGTGGGTGAGTATGTATTGCCAGACAGCATTGATGAGGCTGAGGCTTCTGATAATGGCTTACTCGATTGGTGGTCTAACTTCTGTTACGACAATGGTTACGGACAAGATAAGTTTGCTGATGGCATTGAGAAATATACCAATGCAATCACATCTCATCTTCCTGATCTTGAGACAGAAAAAACTAAGCTTGGTGATAATGCTGATGCACGCATTGAAGCTGTGCAGTTATGGGCTGGCAAGTTCTTTGAAGAATCTCAGATGTCAGCTTTGGAACGCTTGGGCGAAAGTGCAGAAGGCATTGAGGCAATGGAAAAGATCATTGATGCTCTCAAACAAACTGGCATTGCATCTAACATTGAAAGCACCACACAGATGAGTGAAGATGATCTTCGTTCTATGATGAATGATGATCGCTATTGGAAGCAAGGAACGCGTGACCCAGCCTATGTTAAGCAGGTTCAAGATGGCTTTGCTAAACTTTACAGGTGAAGGTGAGTATGGCTCGGTACAGATACTAAGCTCTGTAGCTGAACATGCTGGTTACTTACAGCATCACTTGCGTCAATCTGATGTGCGCGAATGTATGATAATGGGGGCAACGCCGTGGCGTGCGTTGCACCTGCCTCTGAGTATAAGAGGTGCAGAAACATACACAGTGTTTAGTAGCTGTCTGCCGATTGCTATGTTTGGTGTAGTGCCACAATACAATGATACAGAATGTTCGGCATCTATCTGGATGCTTGGTAGTTATGCCCTTGAAGATCATGTACGCACTTGGTTACGCCTAACCAGTTCTGTCTTTGATTACTTCCAACAATCATATGATCTGCTTGAGAATGTAGTTCCAGTAGATCACACAAAGACTATCAAGTGGCTTACGCTTGGTGGCTGTTCTTTTGCGCAGACCTCAACAGTAATCAATGGGTATGAATGTGTAAGATTTGTGCGTTGTGCAGATTGGTTGAGCGTGTCATTTGAAGAAGATGAACAGCCTGTGTCTTACTGACGACCCCGCAAGGGATAATCACATGATGGACGATACGGATAACTGTGACGTTAATGTAACTTCTATACTGCAATAATGCAGGGAAAGACTTAGTAAAATGGCAAACACTATTGATACCGCCTTTATTAAGCAGTTCGAAACCGAAGTTCACATGGCATTTCAACGCATGGGTTCTAAACTTAAGAACACTATTCGTAATGTAAATTCTGTGAATGGTAGCGTTGTACGCTTCCAGAAGATCGGTACTGGTTCTGCTTCAACCAAATCTAGAAACGGCATGGTAACTCCTATGGAACTGACACATACAAATGTGGAAGCTACAATGGCTGATTACTATGCGGCTGAGTACATCGACAAGCTTGATGAACTCAAGACTAACATTGATGAGCGTCAGGCTGTGGCTAAATCTTCTGCCGCCGCCCTTGGTCGTAAGACTGACGAACTTATCTATGCGGCTATGGACGCTGGTGCAAACTCAACTCAGATCAATGCCACTAATGCGGCTGTTGAGAAAGCTGACTTGCTCACATTGTTTGAAACAATGGGCGTGGCTGATGTTCCCGAAGATGGACAGCGTTATATCGCAATGAACCCGAAGGGCTTTGCTGACCTATTCCTAATCGATGAGTTTGCCTCATCTGATTATGTAGGCGATCAGAACCTTCCGTTTGCTGGCGGTATGACAATGAAGTCATTCTTGGGTTTCCAGATTTTCTCAACCTCTGCTGTAACTGGCGGCAAGAACATGGCTTACCATTCTTCTTGCGTTGGTATCGGTGTGGGATCAGATGTGACCACTGAGGTCAACTACATCCCTGAGAAAGTCGCTCACCTTACAACTTCAATGATGTCCATGGGTAGCGTAGCTATCGATGATACTGGCATCTATGAAGTTTTAGATAACAACTAGGAGGGCTAGAATATGGCTTATTCAGCATCAGGACTAACCCGACTAGCTGGCGGTGGTGGCTACAATATGTGGTACTACTCAAGCACTGACGCATTGTCTGCTGTTCGTGTATCTGGCTATTTCAACGACGCCGCTACCATGATGAATGTTGGTGACTTGGTTGTTGTATATGATAGCGATGCTCCAACAATCGCTATGTCAGTTGTCTTATCAAACACTGGCTCTGTTGTTGATATTGCAGACGGTACTGCAATAACAGTAACAGACTCAGACTAAAGGAATAGAGGGGGCTAAGACACCAGTTGGCTCCCTCTAACCACACATGGCATCAACAGTAGCTAACTCATCCATAGACATTGCGGCACGCGCCTTGATCTTAATAGGCGCGAACCCTATTACGTCGTTTGACGATGTAAGCACTGAAGCACTCATTGCTAATAATATGTATGAAGATGTAGCAAGGGCGGCTTTGTGTAATACACGTTGGCGCTTTGCTTCTAATCAAGCAGAGCTTAATCTTTTATCTGACACACCTACTGGCAGGTTTGATCGTGCGCATCAGCTACCATCAGACTTGTTAATGCTTCACACATTAACTGTGAATGACAACATACTCACCTACTCGATCTATGGTGACAAAGTATTTTCTGACGCATCAACATCTGACAAAGTAATTGCTGATTATGCTTTTAGAGCTAATGAAATCGACTGGCCTTCATACTTCACACTGGCTGTTGAGTATGAACTAGCTAGCGTCTTTGCTTCTTCGATAGCAAGAGATGAAAAGCTGGCAGAGTTAATGTCAGTCAAAGCTAATCAGTACATGGCTAAAGGTCGCAACCTCGATAGCCAACAACAAACAACGCGCAAGCTTGTAGTAAATAGATTTAAAACAACAAGGAATAGTTAATGGCTAGAATCAGAGTTCCATTAACTAGCTTCGACTTCGGTGAGGTTAGCCCTTCATTGCGTTCACGCACTGACGCTGGTGTTTATAATCGTGCTGGCGAAAGAGTGCGTAACTTCTTTATTAAATCAGAAGGCGGCATTGTTAAGCGTGCTGGCACTAAGTCTTGGCAGGAAGTCACGCTTGCTCCATCTGGTTCTGCTACACGCCCACAGATTAGATTAGAGCCGTTTATCTTTAGTGATGATGAACGCTATATCATTTCTTTTGAAGCAGCAAAAATTCTAGTTTATCAGCTTGACCCTAGCAGTGACTTTGATCCTACGCTTGTGCAAACAATCACACAGACTACCACTAGCGTTAATCTGCCGTGGTCACAGTCCGAGGTAGAGGAACTATCATTCGCACAGCAAGGCGATGTTATGTTCATTACCCATAACAAATACCCACCAGTTAAGTTGGTGCGTACTGGTCTTACCTCATTCCAAATTGAGTATTACAGCTTTGAAACAAGCACTGACTCAAACACTACATTCCAGCCTTATCATTCATTCCATGGTGTAGGTGTAACCATTGCATCAAACGCTACGTCTGGCTCTGGTGCAACCCTGACAACAAGTGTCGCACACTTTGTTGCTGGGCATGTAGGTACAACATTTTTGATTGGAGATACCGATGTTACCATCACGGCTGTTGCAAGCGGCACATCAGCTACAGGAACAATTAAGGGAACGCTTAGACAACAGCTTGCGATTGACGCATTGGAAACTGTTGAGGGCAGTGACAAGGTTCTCGTTACACATGCACTACACGGCCTTGCTCCTAGTGTCGCGGTTACTATTGATCGTGCGGCGGGTGTTGGCGGTATCTCAGCGTCTAACATCAACGGCTCTCGCACAGTGTCGGCTGTTCTTGACGAAAATACGTATGAAATAACTGCGGCGGCTAATGCCACATCAAGTGCTATTGGTGGTGGTTCACCTCGTATAGCAAGTGGGGTGGCTACTACTGAATGGGCTGAACAGGCTTGGTCAAGTGTGCGTGGATACCCACAAGCTATTACCTTCCATGAAGGGCGTTTGTGGTTTGCTGGCACACAAGCGCAACCATCAACAATATGGGCATCCAAGTCTAACAGGTTCTTTAACTTTGATGTTGGTTCTGGTGAAGATGGTGACTCTATAGACATCTCTGCAAGCACTGGTTCATTCGATCAGATTAGACATCTTGTATCTAATCGTGACTTGCAGGTGTTTACATCTGAGTCTGAGTTCTTCATCCCAGCATTTGCCAACTCACCTGTTACACCAGCTACAGCACAGGTTAAGAAGCAGACACCATTTGGTGCATCATTTGTTACGCCCCTGCCCTTTGATGGTGCTACTGTCTATATGCAAAAGACCAACACTGCCATGCGTGAGTATATCTTTTCGGATGCAGAAGGTGCGTATGTCTCGACTAATATAACCACCTTGTCACCTCACCTAATCAAGTCACCATTCCAGCAAAGCATAATCAAAGGTGCTTTGGGTAAGCCAGAGAGCTTTGTGTTCTTGGTAAATAATGATGGAACTATGGCTGTCTTTTATTCAATGCGTGCAGATAAGAAAGCTGGTTGGGTATTGTGGGAAACAGATGGCAAGTATCATTCTATCTGCGCTATAGGTGAGCGTCTATTCTGTATAGTCCAGCGTGACAATGGCTCTGGTAGTCAGAAGTTTTACCTAGAAGAATTTCAAACAACCATGCCAATGGATTACTGTGATCTTTATTCCAAGGGTAGTAATGCTAATAGTGTCTTTACTGTAAATGCTAACTTTGCAAATGGTGCAGTAGTTAAGGTTGTATCAGGTTCAAACTATGTTGGTGAATTTACAGTAGCTAACAATAAGGTTGATGTGACTGCTGTAGATGCAACACTAACATCTGCATATATTGGCTATTCATTTACACCTGAGTTTCGTTCTTTGCCTATTGATGGCGAGGTTGCTGGCGGCGTTCTAACTGGTAAGCCAAGGCGCATTACATCTGTAATATTAGACTTGGAAGAAACGCTATCTGTATCTGTGGCTGGTACTGATTTGGTTATCCGTAATGTGAATGATGATCTTTCTGTAGATAGAGTAGCGGTGTCAGGAAAGCGCGAGTTCTTTGTGCTTGGGTTTGACCGTGACCCAACTGTTACTGTTTCCCAAAGCGTGCCACTGGCAATGCAACTTAATGGCATGGTCTTGGAGCTAGCTTACTAATGGAACCAATTACAATCGGCCTTATGGCTATCTCAACATTGTATCAGATGAAAGCGGCAAAGGCGGCTGGTCGGATGCAACAACGCCAGCTTGATGCGCAAGCCGCGCAAGCTAGGCTTCAAGGTATAGAACAGCACAATGCACGCATGCGTAATCTGGATGTGGCTCTATCAACTAATGAGTCAATGCGCGGGTTTCTTAATCGTGATGATCGCAGTCTAGATGCAATCAACGCAAGATTAAAAAAGGATGCTGGCACTGACGCGGTGCGCATTGCCAGTAACACATTACAAGAGGCTGGCAATCTTATGTATGCAGGTTCGATTGCTAACGCTAGAGGACAGAATAGAGCTACTGCATCACTTTATGACGGTATCAGTTCTGGCTATGCCACACACATGAAATTCAAAACTGTAACACCAGAGGATGGCGGGTAATGGCAGGTGTGATTAAATCCAAAGGTGCGCAGGTATTTAGTAACAAGCTTGCACCGCTTAATACTGATGCTGGTGGTGAGTTAATTGGTAACGCACTAGCAAGAGCAACAGCTCGTATTACTGAAACAGTATATGCTGGTGCTGTTGCTGAACAGAAAGAGTTTGGTCGTACGACTGCACTAAACACGCCTATTCGCGGAGCAGATAACAAACTTACATATGTTGATATTACCAAGACCATGAGCCAAGTGGCGCGTGATGCGGCGCGTCCTATCATTGAGCGTGACTACGCTTTGGCTATCAAAGGCGATATGACTAGAGTTATTCAAGATGCAAGAAGGGAAGCAGGTGAAGATCAAGAACGATTTAAGGAGTTATCAACCACCAAATTAAAAGGGTTGATGGATGCTGTCCCTGATGATTTTAAGGTCATATCAAAATCTGTTTTAGAAGAAAGCGGGTCACAGACTCAGGCTGAACATTATTATGATATGTCAATTAAAGCTGCGGCTAAACAAAAAGCCATTGCTTTGGAAAACCTGCAATTAAATACAAGAAATAACATTGATGAAATTATACCTTTGGTTATTGCTGGTGATATTTCATCTGCACAAGAGATGTATCAAAACATACGCGATCAGATAAATGGTTCCAAAACACCAGATGGTGAAGTTGTGCATGAAGGCTTTATAGCAGAAGGCTTTACTGACCAGAACGTGCGTGCTTTGAATATGGAATTAGACAAAGCTTATTTTGGTACGTTGTTATCTAAAGATCACACGACACTTATGGAAAATGGTGAATATCCATTAGCTGAAAGTCTTATGCGTTCCCTTCTTACTGGTAAGATAGATATGTCTGGTGATGGAATGAATGCCGCAAAGCTAGCCGAGATGGGTATTACACAAGATAGCATAGACGATTTTTCCGACCCTGATGTTAGAGAAGCAATTTCTGCAAACATGAGATTAACAGCTAGTAGCTTTGCAGATCGCATTCGTGCAAATGCTGATGCTGTTGCTAATAAACAATTCCTTTCTGAATGGGCTAAAGGCTTTGGAACAACAGGTAAAAAAGCGCAAAAGGCAGTACAAGGATTTTATGACAGCATAGGCATTACTGCTGATATGTGGCGTAGGCCAGAAGCTATGGCTAGACTAGATCAAATGGCAAGTCAGCCAGCATTCAACGATAAATCTACTGCACGAAGCTTATTGATGAGTGGCAATGTTCGTCCTGCTGGATTGCAAGATGCTCTTATTTCTGTAGCACAAAGTAATAGCGGTGTTGATGATGAGATAATGGTTTCACTTATGAATGCGTGGGCTAGGTCATCATTAGGTGGAGATGGGGCAGGATCGTTTGGTGACCCGATGCCTAAGGGTTTGCCATCAGAAGTTCAAGCATTCTGGGCTAATGTTAATAACCATATCAAGATATATGGCACTGCTAATATCAATGAAGCTACAATCAAGTATCGTAGTAATAACGCTAAAGCTGATCGCATGGCGGCTATTGGTATAACCTTTGACTCACCTACACCAGAGAGATCGCTCAATGAGCATTTGGCAGAGGAAGAATTATTCAAAGGTTATCCACCTAATGCCAGACGCATATTTGATGGGGTGGTTAAAGATTATTATTCTCAGATGGAAAAGGGTGATGCAGATACAGCGTTAGAAACTGCGTTAGCTTCTTACTTTACCAAGTCAGAATTTGTAAGACACCCATATTCTGATGTGACTATTGATCGTTCTGAGTATGCACCAGAGGCTATATATACTGGTGCATCTATTGATGAATGGAGAAGCCAAGTTAATAAAAGGCTGAACACTGTCGGCACTAAATATACTATTGGCATGAATGCTTTTGTTACGCCGCGTCCTGACTCTACAAAC